TAGACAGCTTAATGAGAAAGGCTATCTGGAAAGCAGATAGCTTGGGCATATATAATGATTTGTATATAGATGCTTATAGGATTAACAATGGCAGTAACTGATGATTGAATTTATAGTAGGACTAGCAGTAGGTATGATGGTTAGTGGCTCTGATTTAGGTGAGCCTGTACCTTATCAAACCATTACTTATACAGATAGTGGTAGGGTAGTAAAAGTTTATAACACTTCAGCGTTTAAATATCGCTATATGCCTAATGCGTATGCAATAGGTTGGAATACAAATGACTATCGTTACTGGGATACAAGACACATGCATACACCTGTTTATACTAAAAGTATTGTAATTAACAAAAAACCTAAACCAAGACCAAAACCAAAAACTGAAGATGAATAAACCAATTAACGCAAATAGCGAAGTACATATAAGCGTAGCTCTATTAATTAAAGCTGGTATACTAATAGCTATCGTTACTGGCTCTTGGTATCAAGCACAGATGAAGTTTGCAGAACAAGGAAGAAGAATAGAAGATTTGGAAGATAAAGTTACTGTGTTAACTGCTAGTGTTGAAGGAATGGAATCGCAGCATATACAGAAACTTGAGGAAGAAAACAAAACCCTAATGCAAAAGTTAGGACTAAAAAGAAAATAAGGAAATATAATGGCTAAAAAAGAAAATAAAAAAGAAAATGCCCCAATGTTAAACCTTGATGGGAAAGAGTACGATATCAATTCAATGAACGATGACCAAAAAACAATGGTTAATCACATTGCTGATTTAAACAGAAAGATTGATACAACAACATTTAATCTTCAGCAGTTACAATTTGGCAGACAAGCGTTTGTAGATGGACTTAAAGCTGCACTGTCTGAGGAAAATAAATATCCTTACAATAAAGAACAAGAGTCTGATAAAGGTTAGTATGTTTTTTATACTTTGGATTAGAAAGAAGAGTTGGTAGCATGGCTAAGGACTTAAAGAATGTAAACCTTAATGGATTATCTGTTATGCAAAAGAAGCAAATGCAGAAACATAAGGTTCATCATACTAAAAAGCACTTGTCAATGATGGCATCAGAAATGAGAAAGGGTAAAACCTTTAAACAGTCACATAATAAAGCCCAAAAGATTGTTGGGAAATAGTGATTGATAAAGCAATTCTTGCAGGAAAATTTATTATGTCTGTTATGCTAGCGTTTAGTATTAGACAAGAGATGCTCCTGCAAGTAATGCTTGGATTTTTATTTTTAATTGGTTTAAAAGCGACGAAGAAAGTATTAAATGATTGAAACATACGCTGAGTACGGTGCTGTAGGTGTTATCGTATCTTTGTTTGTACTGATGATAGTTAATCTAATGAAGAGCCAAAGAGCTCAAAATGAAGATTTAGATAACATAAGACAAGCGATAGCTAAGATAGAATCTACAATAAAGAATGTAGAAGGGATAACTATAAAGTTAATAGAGAGATGGAACAAGTCAGACGATATAGGACAGAGACATAGAGAAGATATAGTTAAAGAGTTAAACGATGTAACCGATGATTTAGCGTACCTTAAAGGTCGCATTAATGGAAAGGCTGGTTGATAGAATGATAGATTCAACTAAGGCAGTAATTAATGGAATGGTTGGAGTAGGTGTTTGGTGGGTTAACTTACCAATGTTACTGCAAATGGCTGTTTCTGTTGCAACTTTAGTATATTTAATAGTTAAAACAAATAATGAGATTAGGAGAAAATAATGGGCTTAAAAGAAATGTTAGTAGCTGCGGCTGAAAGTCAAGCAGATACAATTAAAAAACAAATGGTTGATCAACTCACTTCAGATGAAATGGCTAAGACAATCGCTACAAAAATTAATGAGAAGATTGATATTCCATTTGTAAGTGAAGACAAAGAGCAAGTCTTTTTTGAGAAGTGTGTCGATGTTGTTACTGATTTAATAGAAGGTTTAATTAAGGGTAAGTAATGCCAAGATTTAGCACAAAAAGTAAAGGTAAATTATATACTTGCGATGAACGATTGATTGAGTTATTTGAAGAGGTAGTAGAAGGTTTTGATTGCACAGTATTAGAAGGTCATAGAGGACAGAAAGCTCAAGATGCGGCATATAATAGAGGAAATAGTAAACTTAAGTTCCCGAATGGTAAGCATAATAAAAGTCCCAGTATTGCTGTTGACGTTGCTCCTTATCCTATTGATTGGGATGATAGGGATAGGTTTCATTACTTTGGCGGTTACGTTCTTGGAGTTGCTAAAGAGATGGGATTAAAAATAAGATGGGGCGGAGACTGGGATATGGACACCAAGACCAAAGATAATAAGTTTGATGACTTAGTACATTTTGAGATAAAGGAATAATGCCTAAACAGTTTAAAACATACACACGTTTTGATGGTGGTCTTAACACTAAGACTAACTCACGCTCTATTGCAGATAACGAACTAGCTCAAGCTAATAATGTTATTGTAGATGAGTTTGGTACAGTAAAGTCATCTGGCAGAGTAACTGATAATACAAGCGATTATGGAACAATTAATTTAGACGCATCTCAGCCTGGATATGGATTGTTTCAAGCAAGAGTGGATTATACTGGAGTAAGTGGATCTGGAACAAATACTTCTACCATTAAAACATTCTTAGCGGATACAGATGCTACTTCAGATACTAGAATAGATGTTGGGGATAGTAATGGAACATTTGCTGAAGCAATAGATTTAGGTAGCACTGCAAATGGTAAAGTAATATATGATTTAGCTGATGGTGTGGTAAGAGTTTGTGATACTAATTTTGGTGCTGGTAATAGTGTAAAATGGTATGGATATGTAAATAAAAAACTATGGCTAGATGACAGCTTTAGCCAGTTAAATGTTGGAGGAGGTAGTGCTCAGACAGTAAATCAATGGGTAGTATCTGATGCTCCGCCAAAGCAACCATTTGCTGGAACTGCTGCTTCGGCTACTAATAGTAAAGCTGCAACTGGATTAAATCTTGCCGTTCTTGGTTTTGAAGATACTCTTGAGGGTATTGCTAGTGGAACTGGTATTGAACTAGCTAACAATATAACTGATACTGGAAATACTTCTGGTTCTGATACTCAGCTAGACACTGGTTTGTATACTATTGTTAATTCATCTGGAACTGATACAGTGGGAATAGCTTCTAGAACTGATAACGATACTTTGATTATAGATTCTTCTAAAACTTGGAATGCTGCTGGTAGCGATGTCAAGCTTTACATATTCCCTGACGCTGGTTTAGGCTTCAATGTTCAGGCTTTGGCTTCTGGAAGCGATGGAACAATACCAGCTGGTACATATGAGTTTGCACAAACATTTATTTATGATGGTGCTCAAGAGTCGTTACCTACAGTAATGACTGGCTTAACAGATGTCTCTGCTAATAACAGGCTCAGTATATCTATTGCAGCATCACATGGATATGATGAAAGAATTACTGGTGGTAGAGTATACTTTAGAGATTCTACTTCAAAGGGAGAGTTTCAATTATTAGTTGATATAGATTTAACGTATGGTTGTAGAACAAATTTAGAAGCAAAGCACGTTGGTTGGTCAACTATATATAATAATGCTTCTTTTCTGTTTTGTACAGTAGCAATACAAGACCCAAATGTTGATACATATAGCTCGTTAAATGGATATAACGCTGATTTATCTAGCATATCAATAGGAAATACTGGAGAAGGGTATAAGACTAGCGTAGTGTCAAACAGAAGAAGGTTTATAGCTAATGTAAAGTCTATTAATGACAAAGGACAAACAGTTGTTCAGTCAGATAGATTAATGTATAGTGAGGTAAATAAATTTGATACATTCCCACCTTTTAACTTTATTGATATAGGTGTTAACGATGGAGAAGACTTTGTAAAGATAGAGTCTTATGCTGATAGACTGTTAGCATATAAGAATAGAACATTGTATGTTATTAACGTGGGTGGTGGTTCTGATACTCAATGGTTCTTAGAATCAGAGCATAAAAATATGGGAGTAGACTTCCATGCAGCAGTCGTAAAAACAGATTTCGGTGTAGCTTGGGTAAATAAAAATGGTTTATTCTTTTATGATGGTTCACAAATAAGAAACTTGCAAAACAAAGTACTGGAGTCAGAGTGGACAAGTTTTGTAAACGATGATACTATTATTGGATATGAACCAACTCATAAACATTTAGTTATAGTTAGAGATGCTGCTGCTTCTGGTAGTACAAGTGGTGATTCTTATGTTTATAGTTTTATTACAAACAGCTTTACTTTTGTAATAAATATGGTTGATAACGCTGTAAAAACTAATATTATTACAGACCTACATAATAATATGACTTTAGGTGTAGGAACAGATGAGTTAGAATCTTATGACGGAGAGCCAGATTCTGCAGTTAGATTTGATATAAAGTTAAAAGACGATGATTTTGGTTTACCTAATACAGTTAAGAAGATTTATGGTGTAACTGTAGAGTATTCTAGTGATGCTGACCATAGCAGTGGGTTAAAATATAGCAATACATCTGATTTGGGTGTAAAGCAAGGAACTGGGACTATTGGAACCTTAGGCAACACTAATGGAGACTTGGATGTAAATAGAATTACATTTACAAATCCATTATTAGCTTCTTCTTTTCAAATTCAATTAGATTTAAATGGAAGTACTATAACAAAAGTAAGTAGTGTTGCAGTAGAGTATAGACCATTATATAAGAGAATTACATAATGCCTATTGATAGAGAAAAAAGATTTTTATATAACTCTAAGGGAGTTAAAACAAAATTACAACAAGGATATCCATCAAACGATTCTGGCAACGATGGAGAAGAAAGACTGGTAAAAACACCAGATGGTAAGCTTAGGCTTTACAGAAAAGAAATTGGTGCATGGCACTATTTAGAATTTACAAGGAGTTAAAATGACTTTAGCAGAATTAATGGCAAATTTACAATCTAGCCAATCAACTGGATTTGGATCGGCTGGATTAGATTTATCTATGGATGCATCCTCTGAAAGAAGAGCCTTACAAGACGCTCGAAGACAGCTACAAGAACAAGAAAAAGCAAGAGGTAGGTCAGCTAAAAAAAGAGAACAAAATAGAGGATTTGGAAGAATTCTTGGTGCTGGACTAGGTGCTGGAATAGGAGCTTTACTTGCTCTACCAACTGGTGGATTAAGTTTAGGTGCTGGTGTTGCATTAGGTAGTGCTTTCGGTCAAACTGCTGCTACTCGTGGTCAAAGAGTAAGAGGAGTAGAGTCTGGTCTTGGTAGTGGTATGTTTTTTAAAGGAGCTAGAAAAGATTTAAGCTCAGCAGAAATGGATATTAATAGATATATTAGCGATGCCAACAAGGGTTTTACTAATCAAATAATTGCTAGTAGTGTTGGTGATTATTTTACTGGTCAATCCTTAGGGCAGTTAGGTGGTACAGCTAAATACGCTACAGCAGCAGCAGGATTTGGAAGAAATAAAGCTCTTAAGGATATGTTACTAGATTTTAGCTCGTTACTATACAAAGCACCAGGTACAGGAACAGGTTCTATGAATTACGATTTAGACCCCAACATAAGTACATTTGAGACAGGAACTTAATTATGAATGAAAATTTAAGAGATTTAATAGAAAGAACTTTTGGTGAAGATTACTTAAAGTATTTTGACCCTGATTCTTCAAAAATAGCTTCAGCCTTTGGATTTGAAGGAGATCAAGCAGATGCATTTTCTAAATATTTTAGACCATTCAAGCAGGATGCTTTCAATTTAGCTTCTCAAGAAATAAAAGATAGGCAAGGAACTAGGACTGGATTTTTAGAAAGAGACTATCAGTCTGGATTGACAAATCTTCAATCGCAATACGATACTGGCTTTCAAGGTTTAAATACTCAGTTAGGGCAAGCTACTAGGCAAATAGCTAATCAGCAAGCTCAGACTGGTGCATCTTTTGGGGCTACTCAAAGACAAATGTCTGAGTCTAGAGAAATGGTTGGAGATACTCTAGCTGACTTAATGCAAAGAAGACAAACAGGTATGGATTCAATGTCATTAGGAAGGGAAAGAAGTTTATACGGAATAGAACAACAAGCTGGACAAGAAAGAGCTGGACTAACTAGGACTTTAGAAGATTATATAAATAGATTGCAGTCACAAGCGCAAAGAGTTGATTCTTTAGATATCACTGATAACGAGGATTCTAATACTGGCAACAAAAATGCAAGAGGTAGAACTGTTAGAATACCTGACACTAGAACATTTTACAGATAAGATACAAAGGGAAAAAAATGGCAAACGGATTTGATTATGAAGCACCTATAAATAAACTTTTGAGCGTTACTGTTCCTCAGTTTCTTGATAAACAACTAGACAGGCAAGAAAGCTCTAGAAGGTTTGATAAACAATTACTAGCTCAAGTTGAAACTCAAAACTTGGCTCAGGATAGATTTGATAAAGAATTTGAATTCAAAGAAAATCAAACTAAAGAACTTAATTCAATAGAAAACAGAAAAATAAATCTATCTGAAGACCAAATACTTTTTACTAGTATTAAAGAAGCGGATACAATTAGTGGAAGAAGTAGTTCTTTTAAAAACGAAGGGTTAGGTTTTAAAACCGATCTTTTTAAAAATAAAATAAAAATAGAAGAATCTAATTTACAAAAATTATCTGAATCTAATAAAAAAGAAGTAGAAATTTATTCTAGCATAAACCCAAGATTAGGTGATATAGCAAGCGCTAGGGCTGATAATATTGACATGAACATGGAAGGTGAGGTGTTAAAGTTTTTACAGGTAGAAGGTGCTGCGAATGCTCAAAGGGGTAGCGCAATAATAGCTAACTTTAATAACGCTTCTAAATTGTATACTGAAAATTTAAATAAATTTTCTGCAGGATTAATAAACGAAGAACAGTTTAAAGGTACTAATTCTAAAGCTAATCTTGATTCTGCGCAAAAGATGTTAAATGATTACATAAAAGGTGAACCGTCTTTAAATTCTCTCTCTACGGGAACAGGAAGCGCAGTTGAAGCTAGCGAAGGCGGAGGAAGTTCTATTGTACCTGGAGTTCCTCCAGGTAGTATTAGCAATCCATACACTGAAGATAATATTCCTAATAGTGACGAGTTAAATAGTGGTGATGTTGTTCAGATAAACAACCAGCTATTTATATCTGACGACGAAGGAATGTTTGAGAAGCTGTCTACAGAAACTCCTGACAATCCAGAGTATATAGTGTCTCCGTCTGAACGACAGGAACTTGAAGAAAGTTTTGCTGGTATGGATAATCCTTTAGGATTTTTAGAAAAAGCTGCTAAGGACTTTGCTCCCATATTAAGATATTCTCCAAAACAATCATTTAAAGCTGTAAAGAATTTTGAAAATCAAGTCGATAAAGCCTATGGAGAGCTAGTCGATACAAGGGAAAGGGCTTCGGGTAATAGGTTGACCTTTACAAAAGAAGAAGGCTCTCCAGAGTATCAAGCTTCTGCCACTAAAATGCAAAACTTAATACAAGATGGCTATAACTTGTACCTTAGGACAGACCCAGATACTAAGGGAGGTAAAATTCTTAGAAAAAGATTAAAAAATAGAATTCAAAGGTATAAAAAAATTGCAGAATCAGCATTGAAAAAAGGAAGAAGTATTGAAACAGGTACGCCTAGAGGTGGGTATTCAGTATTTTCACAAAGTCCAGATTTAATACAACTACTAGACTCAATAGAGTTTTAATCTATGCCACAAAAATATACATTTGACCAGCTCATGGCTATAGGTCAGTCAAACCCAGATGTAAAAAAATATTCTTATGAAGAATTATATAAGCAATCTACTGGTAAAGACTATACGCCAAAAGTAGATGATGGTTTTTTAGATGAATGGTTGCCAGATTGGATTAAAAAAGGTTACAATGAATCTATAACTGGTATGGCCAGACAAGTCGTTACTGGAGAAAAAAGATTTGATTTAGATAAATATGACCCAGGAGTTCTTGGAGATATAGGTTCTGCGATAGCAGGATTTTTAATGCCAGCTGACCTTGCAGCAACAGTTGCTGGCGGTGGCATTGGTAGCGTAGCTACAAGAACCGCTGCTAAAGTTGGTTTAAAGAGAGCTATAAATATGGGTTCAAAAAGATTAATTAATCTTGGAACTAAAAAAGAAATTGCAGATAAAGTAATGGAGCAAGGAGCAAAAAATCTTATATCTGGTGCTAGTGTTCAAGCTGGTGCTTTGTCAACTTACACTGGTTTAAATACAGCCTTAAAACAACAAATAGAAGACAATGAAGTTAACTGGAAAACAGTTTTAACCGATTCCGCTAAATCTGGTTTAGCTGGAGCAGTGGGCGGAGCTATGTTTGGTAGAGCTATGGGTAGGGGTAGTACAACAACCGCAGCATTAGCTCAAGAAGCAATAGGCTTTGGAACAGTTGAGCCCTTGTTAGCTGGAGAAATTCCAGAGCCTCAAGATTATGTAGGCGCATTGGGAGTTGTTTTAGGAATTGGAGCTGCTAAGTCTTTACCTAAAGCAATAAGAGGTTATGTAAAATCAGTATCAGACGAATACAGTTCAAAAAAAATAGACCCTACAGGTAGATTATCTGTATCAGAGAAAAACAATATTAGGTCAGTTGCAGAAAGCTTTGCTACTCAAGAATGGCTTTCAAAACAAGGTAGCGAAATTTGGAATTTAAGACAAGATATTAAGGGTAGTTTCTTACCAGAAGTAAGAATATTGAGAGAAGTAAAAATTAAAAAAGGAAACAAGCAATTACCTGGTTATAAAATATTAGAAGAAGGTGGAACAAAAACTAGAACTCTTACCACAAAAGAATTTAATTCCGTATATCAAAGAAATCAATTAGTTAGGCAAAATTCAGAGCAATTAACTTTAAAGTTAAAAGAGTCTTTAAAATTAACAGATGATGAATTCAAAGAACAGTTAATAAACATACCGATAGAAAAACAAACTGATGCTCAACTTAGAGAAGTAAACAAGAGATTGTTCACTAGGTATAAAGTTGAAACTCATTATAAAACATTTACAGAACACGCTTCTGAATTACCAGTTAAAGATATGTTTGATCACATTCTAGGAGATATGTCTATTGCTTTTAAAACAGCATCAAAATCATTTAAAGATGAGGGTGCTCGCTCTGTTATAAAAATGATGGATGATGTTAATAGAAATAAAATTGCCAGAGTTTCTACTAAAATATCAGAGTTACAATCATCTCCTTTACAAAAAATAGCAAAAGATAAAAAACGAATGGAAGATGTTTACAGGGAAACCACTGGTCTTAGAGTTAGAAGTGCAGAAAATAAAGAATACGTTGATTGGTTAGAAAATTGGGCTTCGGAAAGCTTTGACTATGCTGGTAGTTCTGGAGTAAAAAGAGCTGCTAAGAGAAAAAATTACCTTCCCGTTGTATGGAAACCAGAAGTTAGGGATGCCTTGTTTAACGACCTTCTTACATTAGATGAAAAGTTTAAATTAATTGGAGATGATTTTATACCAGATGGAGAAGCTCGAGTAGCATTTAATAACATGTTATCTTCTATGGCTGCAAGAAAAGAATTTTCTTCTAGCAGTATAAAGATATTAAACAATATTCGAAAAACATATAATGTAGATTATGCTGAAGCATATAAAATGATGAAGTCTGATATCATTCCAGATAAAATAGCACCCTTTAATAATATAGAAAATTTAAGAAAATACGATATAACAGATGAATTGGTTCCGTTATTAGAAACTGATTTAAGAGCTTTAGTTACTGTTTACGACGAGCGACTAGCTAGAAGAGCTGAAACAGTTAAAATGTTTGGCAGAAAAAACGAAGCGTTAAGAGAAATAGTTCCAGAAATATTTAGAAGAA